TATTCTGATGAGTTCGCGATACATTTAATCTTGGTCAGCAAGAGTTGCATCAGTCTCTTGCAAACCTCAGACGGGCAAGTTAGCCTATATTTAACGTGGCACACAATCTTGCAATAGAGGTAAATACCTCTCCACGATCCCTCCGTACAGGCGCTAGACTGCACAGAGAGAGGGGAATCGGGCTTTGCTACACTTCTGTGACCGTCATAACTGAAGTGTCCCTGTCCCCCATATTTGATAAGCTCAAATAAGTAAAAGCTTGATAGTTTATCCTCATTCCGGAGTTGATGCAAAGTACTTACATCTGAAAATCCGGATCGAAAGCAATAGCTTCCGAGAGCCTCGCCCCTATCTGGTCTTCGTACGATGGGAGCCTAATCCTTTGTCCGATATCCGAAAAAGCTTTCTGCACCAAGGCAGAATACTTCTTGTACTCTTCTCGTCCGTGTAAGGCAATCTCGAACATGCTGTTCTGAACATTCTCCACCGTGGCCGTCAAGACATCCAAACCGGGACGAACCCAATTCATCGTCTCAAGACAGCCACTCAAATCCAAAGGAGCAACCAAACGGCAGATGTCCTCATTCCAAACAAATTTTCTTTTCAGAAAGCCAACGTCTTCAAGGGTACGGTAAGCAACCAATTCTCCAGATTTGGATTCATCAGTATAAACCATTCCCAATTCAACGTAGCCCTCCGAAATTGTGATCTGATTGAACCAAGGAACGTCATCAGAAATTCCGACAACGTTATCATCACCGTAAGACACCATTGAAACGTGCTTGTGGAAGCAATACATTGATGCATGCTCCGGAGAGTAGCGTCGAGCCAATGAAAGCCACACGTATCGCATTGAAATCGAGTTGTAGCAGGAGTTCAAAACAGCTGTGATAGGACAGCCTGAGGGTTGAGAGTGAGTCCATCCATAGACCACCCCACGCACGATATGAATCGAGTGAACAATTTCAGCCCACAAGACTCGTCGCACCAAAGCAGGTCCTGGTCCGTCATCGTACCAGTCGTTGATCACATCCAAGATTGCAAACAAGATCTGAGTGTGTAGAGTACCGTCAAAGTTGGAGAAGTCTCCAGCAATCACGTTTGCTCCACACGCCCTAACCTTGGAAGCAATCTTTTCCCAATCTCGACTGTAGACGTTAGTGCCCAC